AATGGTGGTTGCTAATACGTCTGAGTAATTACTATTGGCGTATGCCATAAGAATTCCCCTTAATAGTTTGCAGTTCGTAATGCGTTAGCAATTACAGCCCTGCGGTCAGTTTGATTTAATGCGGTAGTCAAACCCGCGCTTGGTGCGCCCTTGATCTGAACTGCCGCAGCTTTTGCTCTCTGGGCTTGACTCTGTGCTTGCAAGTTTTGTTGCTGTTGAGCAAACATCTGTTGCGAAATCGCAGGGTCTAACCTAATGGCCGTGTCATACGCTAATTGCAATTTCTCGCGCTCAGACATAAGACCCGTGTCCCCCAAAATGTGCGGTGCTTGGAGAAGCGACAACATTCTGTCTTGGACTGCCTCGAAATGTGCATTCGCAGGGTCAGCCGCGAATTGCTGGATTACCGAGAGTGCTCGGCTTTCATTCTGTTTCTGCGCCTCATACTGGCTCTGCGTGATGTGCTGAGTCAGTTGTTGAACTTGTTGCGCGAGTTGATTGTAGTGATTATCTTGTGGCTGTGGTTGCCCGTTAAAGTGGGATGCGACCTGATCTAGCGGTATTTGGAACTGCTGAATCATCTGTGCCACAGCCTGAGACTTCTGTTGTGGCGTTCCAGTTCGTAGGAGGGCTGCGGTCTGGAGAAGTGGCGCAATCGCGGTTGCAGGCGTTGCGTTCTCGTTTCTCAGCATCCACTCATAAGGCTGAAAAAGGTCAGTAATTGACTTTGCCTCGGCATCCCGACTCTTGTAGTTGGTAATGCCACGCTCAAAATCTGCCTCTCTTTGGGCTATCGCTTGGCGTAACTCAGGAGGGGCTTTCTCCCAATGTGCTTTCATCTCTAACTTGAGAGACTTTGGCATATCAGGGGCTTGGGGCTTTTCCTGTCTACTAGCAGGCGTAGGAAACTTGCTTGGGCGTTCTGGTTTTGCCTCTTTAGTAGGCTCTTTGGTGTCTTTTTTGAGTGCCTCGCGGATTACCTCTGCTCTACTGAGAGGCTCTGCTTTGGTCTCGACCTCAACCGATTCGGTCTTAATTTCTGGTTCTGGGGCAGTTTGGTCATCGGGTGCGACAACTTCGTTTTCCATTTATCTCATCCTTTTCATTTGGTCTAGGGTCAACTTAATCATTTCTTTGCGCTCTGGCATGGGGCGATTATGCAACCGATTCGCCATCTCTACATTTAGATTCGACATTTTTGTGGGTGCTATCGGTGCGCTAGGTCGGTCAAACTCTTGCGTGACCGCTACTTGCCCCCTGAGTCGATCAATGTGAGCTGCCTTCTTTTTGTTCCATTCTTGTTGAGCATACTTGACATCAGAATGCCCCATCTCGATGGTGTCTGTCTTCTTTAAGTGTTCTCTCCATTGGGCGCGACCCTCGATCATTACCCCGTCTGGAGACATAAAGGGAGTTATATCGCCCATCACAGAATATCGCTCATTCGGTGAGCCAAGGTGCTTTTCGTAAGGCTCTGACCCGTCAGATGGAAATACCCAAGTAGTTTTCACAAATACTCCAACAACATTTCTAAGTCTTGCTCGTCTTGCTCGTCATCTATTAGTTTGGCAATAGATTCTATTTGTAATAATAACGCATCATATTGAATTTTGCTTTGAACTGCAATTTCTAATATCTTAGGCGGTGCTACAACTTCTCTTTTCTCTTCTGGTAAGCCAAACAATGCTTCTTTGAGTGTTTGCTTTCTCTGAGCCTCTAATTTGCGATCTTTAGCCCATTCAGCATCGCGCTTTTTCTCGTCAAACCCAAAGTGTCCCCCTATATCTACGACTGGTGGGTCTTCTCCATCCCAGACAGAGGTATCCCAAATTGCCCCATCCCAATAATTAGCCAACGACTTCTACGCCTATGGCTTTACCATCTGCGCCTCGCACAATGCGTTTGGGGGCGGTAAGCCTTTGCATAGCATCGCCAATGTTTTGCATGGTCTGTCCGTGTAGGTTAGCCATTTGGTCGTGCATGAGTGCCATCTTGTCCATCGCTTGAACGATAGTCCCACCCAATTCGTTGGTAATCTGTGCGGAAGCTGCCTCGATGACGGGTAAGTCCACGCCAGGGTTACTCCCGATTCTCGCCACCATGATCTTGGTCGCTGCTTCGAGTTCCGCTTTCCAACGCTCGTATTCCTCTTTGCCTTGCATTTCACGGGCTTTGACTTGTAACTCGTTGTTGGCAAGTTGTTGGGCAAACTGTTCTTTCATTTGCTCTAACTGCATATCTGCTTGCGCTTTTGCTTGTTGCATCTGCATCTCTAACTGAGCCTTGGCTTGTTCTAACTGAGCCTGTGCTTGCATCTTCATCTGTTCGGTTTGCGCTTGGGCTTGCATACGCCCTTGTTCTGCTTGTTGTTCAGACTGTAACTTGAGCATCTCGGGGTCTTGTTGAGGCGGTTGCTGTTGCGCCATCTGTGCTTTTTGTTGTAAGGCTTGCATGGCTTGCTCAATAGACGATTCAAGACTGCGACCAGCCCTAAATCTGCGTACTGTAAACAAGAGCATCTCACCAAACAAAGGCAACATCTCTGGGGCTTGTTGCACCATAGGTAGCCCGTTTTGCAAGAACCCAGAGATCGCTTCAATCGCCTCCACCGCATTCTGTTTCTCGGCTTGCTCGTCAATCTGCGCTAGTGTGTCTGCCTCAACTTGGATGTGGAAGTCTCGAATCGTGCTGTTGGAGAGCATTTGCACCGCAGCTTGCAACAGTTGCGGATTCTGACCTTCTGGCGTGTTCATCACCCCAGACATCTCAACAATCAACTCAGGTGGGTAGAACTTACAAACGATCTGAGCCTTGATGCGGAACAGATCAGTAGCAAATCTCGCCACATCGCCCTGAGTAGCCCTCAGTCTCAGGCTACCAAAGTTGGCTTTGAGTTGTTGCGCCCCGAGTGTCTCGTTTGCGTTGCTTGCACCACGAATAATGTCCGATATTCCACAGATTTCGTAGATGGATTGCTTAACAACCTCACGGGATTGATAAAGTTGCTGTAAGGTCTTGATGATGGCACTTGTGTCCATCATGTCTATCGCGCCTTTTAGCCCACCCTTTTCGCTCATCGCTGCCCATGCGGTCACGGGGAACAGTTTGTTGTCCACCCCCTCTGTGAATAACCGCCCAAGTTCCTTAAACTCAGCGTTAAACACACCAACCGCCTTGCAAGCCTTCACCAGTAGGTAAATTCTCTGTGTAATGTTGTCTAATTCTTGGGCTTGGTCTTCATATTCGCAGTAGTCTGGAATTGGAATCATCGAGCCATTGGTCGTAGTAGCCAATAAAGGCTTTGGACAAGGAAAAAACCCCTCTAACTCTAGAGGGTCATCACGCTCATCTAGTGCTTGGGGGTATCCCTTGGCAACCCAACAAACTTTCTTGGTGCGTTTGTTCCAAATCTCAGCAACTTTAGCCTTCTTACCAAATGACGCTTTCGCAGTCATAGGGTTTTTAGCGTCTACATCCTCATTTTGGTCGTGCAGAGGGACGTTCTTGAACACATCCCCAAAACGCTCGATACCCTCTTCGGGGGTCATGTACACCCACCTACTTACCCACCAGACTTCATCCCATGTTCGGGCGGGTGAATGTAAGAAATCTGTCCAATAGACATAATCCACAGGACTGTGCGCTGAGTCAACGCGCTCGATTTCCTCTGTGTTGGTGATCTCGATGCCTTCTTGTGGCTCGATGCCTGTCGCAGCTTCTGGGGCTTCTTGTCCAACAATGATTGGCTCATAGCGCACCCACGCTGTACCGCGACCAGGCAATAGGCGGTCTTGCACCACGCCTTGCATAGCAGAGTCAAAGTCGCTAAATTGGGTTACCTCATACTCGATGACGCGCTCTAGCATCGTAGAGGCTAATCTTCCTACGGGGTCTTGGTCGCTATATCTACGGGAGATCTCTGGCTTTGCCATGCGTCCGTAGAGTGCAGGGAATAAGACAGAGATGTTTGACCACAGGATGTTGAACTTCATCCTCGGCATCTCGATGGCATCACGCTCATCTCGGTAGCGTCTTACTACCTTTTTACCGCGCTTTTCCCACTTGTCAAAGACTTTGCTTGCTTTGTCTAGTTGGTCGTGCCAGTACGGGCCTTGCTCTTCCTCGTAAGCACCATCATCGTATGTGCTGTCGTGCATATCAGCCTGCGTAGAAGAATGTCACATCCAATGCCGTTCCCGCAATAGTGGCGTAGAGACTGACCCCCACATTAGCAGGGAATCGGTGAAACCCGATTGCTGGTGTAATAGTTCCTGACATAACTGTGCCACTTGCGCCACCATCTCGTAAGACTAAAGTGCCTGCGGTGGTGTTGTTCACATAGAACCCGATCAGTTGACAAGCCCCTGTCGAGACCGCCCCCGTTGCTGAAATGTTCTTATATCCACCTACTTCTGCTACTGGTGCGCTCATATACGTTCCTCTTTATGTGTAGTTTCAAAATCCCACAATTCGTCTAACGTAATCGTCTGTAAAGTCTTCCCTTTGGGTTGGGGTTCGTTTGACTTGTCTTGTCGATACGCGACTGCAAGCATTCTAAACGCATCTGCGGGGTGTGAACACCAATCATGCCTTGGAGTTTGACGAAAAGTTTTCTTGTCCTCATCATATTCTCTTTGGTACTGTCTGAGTGCCTCTAGCCCCTCATCACAGATCGGGTCAAAGTAGCACTTCGGGAGAATCATCCGCACCGCCTGTATCCCGTCTTGAACACCTATTTCTGGCACTATGGCTAGTTTGCCAATCCCTCCAAGGTGACTAGCAAGTTGTTCAAGGATTGACTTGCCACCAGATGCAAGGGTTTTGGCTCTAGCGTCATGGGGTAGGAAGTGCTTGGTGTACCGATAGCCCTTGCTATTCACAACATTGGCTATTTCCTCAATGGATGCGCCTGAGACCGCGTAGTAGTCCATCACATGAATTTCACCCCTGACTACCTGATACCACCAAATCGCAGTATCGTCTCGATAGCCTAAGTCCCACGCTGTAAATACTGGCGCATCAGGGTCAAACTTGAGGTCTCTGACTCTACCCTCGGTGTCTACTTGGCGCATCTCTTGTCCGTAGAACGCCCCAAGGATAGCTGCCTCAAACGAGCACTCATACTCTTGGTCATACTGGTCTTGGCTTAATTGCTCACGCGCTGCCCTCAATTCCGAGTCTGCCAATATCTTAGAAACTGTGGCTGGCAAGCGTAGCAAAAACCAATCTGGCGTTGCCTGGCTAACTCTGTAAATGTCGTGAAACTGATTCTTTCCCTTAGGAGTTCCCCCAAACACAGCCCATCCGAGCCTGTCACTCAGCGTTGGGCGTATCACATTACCCCATACGCTAGGCTTGAAGTCTCCGTACTCGTCTAGGTATACCCCGTTAAATCCGAGTCCACGCATGGCATCTGCGTTGTCTGAGCCAAATAGTCTGATCTTTGCCCCGTTGACCAGTTCGACTGTTAGGTCGCTCTCGTTGGTGCTCTTACTCACGGGTTGGGCATAGAACTTTAGGTAATCCCACGCCACAGACTTGGCTTGACTTCTGAACGGGGCTATATAGGCGTACTGTGCTCTTACCCCTCCCTCGGTTAGTGCTCTGCGTATCAGGTCGTTGATAGCTGCTACTGTCTTACCCGCCCTTCGGTGTGCCACCAAACAAGACCATCTCTCCGTCCTTTGGTGAAAGGGCATAAACGCCTCTCTTGGAGAGTAGGGAATGATTACTTCGCGCTTTCCCACTTGATCACCATTTCGATTGCGCCTTCATCTGCGCCCGTTATCTCTGTCCTAGCAAGTTTCGGCACATGGTATTCCACTACGCTTTGGAATAACTCAAATGCCTTTGCAGGGTTGGGTTTTATATCTGCCTCAGGGATGCCATTAGCGACCTCATCTAGCCACTCTGCTAATCTGTGTGCATTACCATCAACAAACAAAGCAATCGCCTCCCTTGCCTGTTGTGTGGTCTTGTTGGGCGTTCCTGATGTGCGCCCTCCCGCTTTCTTCCTACTTTTAACTACTTTAGTTTCCATATTAACGCCTTTGTATTATGAGGTCGCTTTTTGGTACATCATAAGACTCATAAGGGAACTTAGCGCGTCTTTCCTCATCAGTTAGGTTTAATCTGGCTTCTGTTGCTCGTGCCTCTGCTTCACCCGCCAATCTTCGATATTGCCCAAATGGGGTTCGCTTCATATCTTCTGCGCTCAAAAAGGATAATGCGTCATCAACATTGTCAAATCCATATTTTTTAACAATTGATTGAATTTCTTGTGGGTTTCCGTATTTGATTGAGGATATGACTTCTTCTGGTTTTGCGGTGTATCCACCAGTTAAGATTTTGCTTAGATCGGCATTTAATTCTTTTGCCACAGGGTTAAACATTGGCCCAGACTGAAACTCTTGAATATTTCCACCTCTGGCAAAACCTTCTTTTGCTTGGATAGCGTGTTGCAATTCGTGTAACAAAACATTTTTATCTTCATCAGAATATGCTTGTGCAGTTATCTTAGGTTCGCCAGTTACAAAGTCTTTTTGCGTAAAAGAACCAGAACCGCGACCAATTAAGGTTTTCTTTAAATGTTCTGGTAATGCTATTTGGCTAGTTATGTCTGTATCGTAATACTGCAAAGCAGGATAATTTTTAAATAATTCTGGGTGAGATAGAGTTTCATGTAACTTACCTTCAAAATTCTTTTGTTTATTCAATAATTGAGCAGGCACATCGCTAATCTCTTGCCTTAACTTGCCATCTACGCCTCTGAATGTGCCAGTAGCTGCCCACATTTGTTCTGGTGTGGCATCAGTTTTTTCCATTTTTAGATAGGCTTCAGCCTCAGGAGTATTAAAGGCTTTTGAGTTATTGCCAATAAATATCTGTAAAGGCTTAGGTGTCATCTGCCCAATCACCGATCTGGTCGGTTGCCCCGTCATCCCCGCGTTGATCTCGTTACCCAATAAACTGAGATAGCCTTTGCCTACGGGGGCTACGGCTTTAGCAAGACCTGGCGCGATCATTGTCCCCAATTCTTCCATGCCTGCGGTCTCTGGTCGGGCTTGTGTAACCCTCTGAGGCATCATGCCCAATATGTCTGTGGTAGTTGGCAATATTGCTTTGGGGCTTACTTTTACCCCACCTGCGCCAAATGATGTGTTTATGCCCATGCGTCCCAAGGTCTCTAAGTCCCCTGCTGCGCCAGGCACTTGCGCCACTCCACCCCTTACCAATGATTCCAGATTACTCAGCCCACCACGCCCAATGTCACCAATCATTCCCAAAAGGTTGGGTGACTTGTATCCACTCTGTAACGCTTTGATCGTGTCAGGCGTGATACCCCCTGTATCCATTGCATACGGGTCTAGGGCTTGGGCTAATGCTCTGTAATCAGCCATATTGCTTTACCAAGGCTTTAGCCATTTCCTCTTTTTTGTCTGCCTTAACAAACTCTTTGGCAA